ACATTGCATCAAGGTTGCATCGAATGCCTTTGTGCCATTGATGGGTGTTTTGCTTAGCGCGGATCATTCCGGCCTCAACGTAGTACTGGTTTCTCGTCAATACGTAGGACTTACTTAATAGCAGCTGTCGATATGGATCTCGCGCAAAGCTGCTTCAACGAAATCATAGCCAGTTTGATCTGTTTATTACGGTAACATTGCGTGGAAGTGAATGAAGATCCATTGATGCCATGACGTATGAATTACTACAATTGTGTTTTGTCTCGTCTTTTTAAAAGTAAGCGTAAATACACACGCTCTTCATTTGTTTCTCATCCAGATTTTTTATGCTCCTCCCAAGGATCGTTAAGCATCTCGAGCTTTTTCATAATATCTGTAGCGTCCGTCACCTCTGTTACCTCTGCTACCTCTGCTACCTCTGATACCTCTGATACCTCTGCTACCTCTGATACCTCTGATACCTCTGATACCTCTGATACCTCAGCTACCTCTGCTACCTCCGTAACCTCAGTGAGAACAGGCTGTTGTTTTTTAGGCCTCGTTTCTTGCTTCATACGCTCCTTTCGTGTATTATAAAACTCGTCCTTGTCCAATTGATTCTCTTGATACTTCTTCATGAGCGTATTGAGTTCGGTTTCCGCAAACTCTTGATTCTCGATCTCGGATGGATTTGGCGACCAAGGACACCAACAACCAACCTCTGCGATAAATACATTGAATTTGTCATCGATGCGCTTTAGTACTTGCGCGCGGACTTGAGCCTCTCTAAGCGAATCATAAGAGCCGCGAACCTTGAGGCCACGCATCGTAGTTTGAAAGTTATTAGCCTCGAAAAACTCCCCCTCCAATTTCTCGGCATCACCGGTGACATAAAAGTTAAAATCATTGCTGATCATATTGTCATTGAACAGGTGTTCGTATCGGTTACGGATGCTGCGTAGGGAATCTGTAAAATCGATATTATCTTTGTGCACATCCAACATCGACGACCACAACTCTGAGAGCTCCAACGAAAAGTTGCTCAAGTACTTCTCAAAAAAGTATGTTTCTTTCTTTTTAAGAACGTCATCTGGAGATAGAAATGACAAACAGACATACTTTTGTCCACGGATCGGTGGATCTTGATCTAGAAAATCCTGCTCGGCGGTAGAAACTAGGTCCATGCTGTTTTGCATGTGATATGTGGTCTAGTACGTTTGTGCGGCTAAAATCCTTAAGTAAGTTGCCCGAATATTTTTTTTTCTTAGGTAATTATATATACGTCATGAGCAACTTTGAGTTCGATGTCAAGGAGATCCTTGTTCGCTTGGCCAAGTACGTGTTTGAGGGCGTGATCGTCGCGGTTGCTGCCTTCTTTATCCCCGGTAAGAACCCCAACATTTTCGAGGTCATCACCATCGGTCTCATTGCCGCTGCCACTTTCAGCATCCTTGACTTGTTTGCACCGGCATTCGCTGGTGGTGCTCGTTCCGGCGCTGCTTTCGGTATCGGTGCCAACCTAGTGGGTTTCCCCAACGGTGCCCCGGTTCTTCACGCATAAAGGTGAAATTTGTATGAACTCCATATAAGATGGTTAAACAACCAGTTTGCGTTTTTATTTTCCGTCGTGATTTTCGTTTACAAGACAATACGACTCTGTTGGAAGCTGCAAAAGCAGCGGCAATTTTGCCCATTTTTATTTTTTACGAACAGCAGATAAGTCCTGAAAACAACCCCTATTTCTCAAACAATCAGGTTCAATTCATGATTCAATGTATAACCGACCTGCAATCACAAATAGCCAAACTCGGGGGGAACCTATATATATTCGAAACGAAAACGACGGATATAGATATTCTTGATAAGTTAACAACTCTAGTTGATATCAAAGCAATTGCGTTCAATAAGGACATCACACCGTTCGCATTGCAACGCGATTCGAAAATTAACGAATGGTGTCGTGATAAAGGAATAGAAGCAATATCTCGAGAAGACTACACCATGTTGCCAATCGACCGCGTAAAAAATAAGTCGGGAAAGCCATACGAAGTTTACACTCCGTTTTATCGTACCGCTGTCAAGCTACAAGTGCAATCCCCTTTGACGGTTCCTCCAAGTATACGATTCGAAAATAAGATAAAATTGGCAGATAGTGTGAATATGAATAAATACTTCCTGGATAATCCAAACGTAGAGATCGTTGGAGGTCGTAGAGAGGCCATGGCTGTTTTACAGCGTATTCGTTCGGGAAGCTTCCGACTCTATGAAAAGCAACGCGACTTTCCTTCTCATGACTCGACCACACGATTGAGCGCATATATCAAATTCGGATGTGTGAGCATTCGCGAGGTCTATGATATTTCGAAGATTGCGATGGGGAAAAACTCGTTGCTCGTGCAACAGCTGCTGTGGCGCGAATATTATTACAACATTGCATATCATTTCCCGGAAGTTCTAAGAGGTCAAATTGGAAAATTACCCAATACTTTTATCAGGGGCAAATACGAAAAGGCACAGTCTAAATGGAATGAGAGCGAAGAAGACTTTTTGATGTGGGCTCGGGGAGAGACTGGATTTCCCATCGTTGATGCGGCGATGCGATGCTTGAACACCACTGGATGGATGCATAACCGCCTTAGGATGGTCGTCGCAATGTTTCTGGTGCGTCATTTGAATATCGATTGGAGAAAAGGCGAGCAATACTTTGCGACACAACTCGTTGATTACGATACGATCAACAATAACCAAGGGTGGTGTTGGTGTCTCACCTATAGGAGAACTCTTAATCCTTTCAAACAAACTGGAAAATACGATCCGCAATGTGTATTTATCAAGAAGTGGGTGCCGGAACTACGCGATGTACCTGTGGTCGACATTATCGTATGGTGGGAGAAGAGCAGTGAATATCTAGATCGTGTGAATTATCCTAAGATGATGATCGAACTGCCCGGATACAGAGTAAAGTACAAAACCTATATCGCTGGCTATGTCAGACCGAAGCTTCTGAAAGATCCTAGTGTTAAGCGCAAACAATCGAAATATTCTCTAGGCCAGAAGAACACTGGTAAATACGATTCAAAAAATAACGTTAAAGGAACGATTAAATCATAACATATCATGATATATGGACGGCGATGAATGTATAATCTGCTATGTAGCAATCAAAGAGTCACTGTTGCGGCCATGTCTATCATGTAAAACGGTATTGTGTTCGAAGTGCTGGTACGATGCTTGTCGGATGTATTGCCCATTATGTTGTAGACGAGAACTGAACGTCCCTAAGAAATGCAATTATTGTGGTCAAAACTTTCACATAAAAGATGTATGGGCGTGCTGCATATGCCGTCATTGGATCTGCAATTTATGCGAAACTGAAGTAGCGACGCATCCGTGCAGAATAGTGCGAGATGAGGTATTTTTAGCGAGTGGAAAAGATGTGGTCGCAACGGCTCTCATGCGTAAACTACAAGGATTGACGCGATGTCCACTAGGAAAATTCAAGCTGGATTCTAATGAAGTGTTAACTGTTTCGATGAGAGACGGCTTCGCCAACATATGGTTTCATTGCAAGTCGCTCGCTTCCAAGAAACTCGCAAGAAGACTAAAAATGACAAAACTATATTTTACATTTGGGAATATAGTTGCTTACAAGTCGTATGATTTGTCACGCAAGAAATGCAAGAAATATATCGATGGGTTTCTGGCAAAGGTAGGATGTTCATTTCAAACATAATCGATATTAAGAGAAACACGACGATTGTCCGTCATAAGCTCTGGCTGTGCCTGCATAGTTTCTACAATCTTGCTTAGTCCCGTCTTGAACATCTTGATTTTATAACCCGATGTGTCTTCTTTGCTATGATCGCGATCGTCTTTGAAGAGCGTCCCACCGCCACGAACATAATCGAAATACTTGTCTAGACCCCATGTCTTTATACCCGCCACTGACAGTTTGATGACCATTTCATATCCTTCGTCGGTGTCTTTGTTCAGAATACTTTTTTTTGGATCGCATGTTGCACTTGCACCAGCACCCTTATCAGCTGGGCAGTTTGTTGCCAAGATATTCCCTTCGTTTAGTCCTTCGACTGGCGACACAGCCATAATGTCGCGAATCAAGCTTGTGTTCAAGTTGGCAAACCCGAAGTTGATGCAGCCCTCCCCACAATAGTTGACCCCACCAGGATCTTTGAGTACATCTCTCTCCAATACGCTCAATCCTTGTGATTCGATCATACCCTTGGCAATTAATAACAACTGCAACTCTTTCGGAATTTCAAGCTTGTCGCAGATATTCATAATGCGCTTTTTATTTTCAGCCATTGGATGTTCTGTTACGGCATAAATATTGGCCTCGCCATTTGTAAAGCCTTCGCTTGGCCATTTTTGAAGAAATATCTTTATTTGCTCCTCCAATGATAAGGTTGGTGAGATAAATCCAGCGGGCACGGTGACGTTGACCTTTGGCGCCGGCGGTTTCGGTTCTGGTTCTGGTTCTGGTTCTGGTTCTGGTTCTGGTTCTTGTTCTGGTTCTTGTTCTAGTTCTGGTTCTGGTTCTGGTTCTGGTTCTGGTTCTGGTTCTGGTTTTGTCGGTCGTTTTATGGGTCTCGCTTGTCCCATCGGTCCCATCGAATTTGGCGGCGCCATGCCAGGAAGGTTTGAGCTCGAAATGATTGGTATTAGCAAGCCGCCACCTCCAAACGAAGGATCGACGTGTTTCATGATCCATTCTCCGTCGGTCATGAAGTTTTCTCGATAGTACTGTTGACGCAAGGTAAGAATTATTTTACTCAAAGTCAAAACACATATCACAAGCAGAAAGGTCATAACGAGCTTCATAAAAAATATCCAATTCGCTAAATTAATATCATACAAAAACTGCAGCAACTCATAGACTCGGTATGAATTGCCAATTCAGTTCAGCACAAATCTTCTGCCAAACCTCATCCATTTGAAAGGTCTTCTCTCTGCTTTTTAGTAATGGAAAGTATTTCAGGTACTCATCTAGCTCAAGCAGTTGCAAACATTTGTGAATGGTATAGCTGTAACTCAAAAAGTTCTTGCGGTTCTTCGGGGCATGTTTGAAAAACGGTATCTGAATCATTTTGAACATCTGTCGCAATTTCTCTTCCACTTCCGGCGTGAATGAAACGCCCTGACTGCCATTCAAGCGATTCAATATGTGTGGTGTGTGTTCGTAGTATTTGTTCAAAGAAAGACGTTTCAAGATCTCTTTCACTTTTGTGGTGGTAATCTCTGCCATATTTGTTATTCTTTGCTTTTTGATCTCCAACAGAATACGATCGTATATTTCTGCAGGAATCTCAGTAGATTCTTTTCCTTGTATTTGGCTGATCCCATTCAGCCCTCATGATTTCTCATGTGGATTGGACTATACCTTAAGGGTGGTTGACCCCCACTTCCATCTAGTCTCTGGACCTTCCTCTTGCTTGCGCAACAGGCTTGGCTGCGGATAACCAATCTCTTGACGTTTTTACCATTGGGATCGGGCATTAACCGAGTTCCCCTTTGCATGTTGCCACGCCTAGGGTGGTAGTCAAGAGTATGATCCGGCTTCCCCGCAATTTGAAAGTGTCGCTGAGCTTTTCAACCCAACTAGCAAGGACTTGTGAAATCCTTACTTTTAAGAGCTCGTCGTTGCTGTTGATGCTTCAAGTTGCTGGCGTTGTAGTGCGGTCATTTCATTCAAGTGTTGAATGGCAAGGTCATATTTTTGTTGTAGTGGCAAATGCTTGTCATTGAAATTTTTGTAGTATTTGTAGGTGTCACCTGCGTCGTTTTTCAATGGTAGTCCCTGAATGCAAAACCCAGTGGTAGCACCCTTGTACACGCGTGGAGTCAAATATCTAGGTAAGTAGAAGCCATCCGCCTGCGCCTTTGTATTTCGCGTCATCGTATCAACGTCATCCCAATTGGTAACAACGGTTTTGGCGGTATTCAGCAGATTGACTTGTTGTATGAACCGCTTTGCCTTGTCCAGGTTCCAATTGTTCTTATTTTCCGTGAACGATTTCCGAGGAACAGGGTTGCCTTGAAAGTCCTGTAGTCCGTCGACAAAGTATCCGGATATTTTTGCATCTGTAATGATGACAAACACATTCTCCGGCAATCGATCGGAGCGCAAAGCCTCCATTTTCTTGGTGATGTCTACATTCAGCGTTGCGGTACGCTTGATTCGCAGCTCGTCGGAAACGTGTTCATATTTCTGCTTGAGATGCTCCAAATACTGCTTTGCGGCTTCGAGAGCTGAATTAGGGTGGGCAGCATTTGTAAACACTTTGGAATCAGCATAAGCGCGGGCATGAACGCCTATAGGGAACGCTGCTACCGAATATCCATTGACTGTGCCATTTTTTCTAGTAGCTGAAATGTACTTTGGCAGATCGTTGTCCTCGTCGTATTTGCGACGCTTGACTTCACGGCGATTCCCCATTTGGCTCTGACTTATCTTTCGCATTGTCTCCTCGGTCCTAGGCGGCCGATTCTTCTGGAAGTCGCTCATCTTTTGCCGGCTTTCTTCTGATGCTTTCCCATTGCTTCCTCCTTGGCGACTGTTGTAACCATGTGGAGTTAGAGTGTTGTGCTCATCGATGTATGCGACCTCCATGTCATTCATTTCGTGGCTATCGCATTCGCACAACTTGGTGACCTCGAAAGCATCCTCGCCGTATTTGCGCAGCGCATTGTTAAGGAGCACGCAATGATCTCTGACATCTTGAAATGCTTCGCGCAAATGAGACTTCCATCGACCCACAGTTCCCCACGTCTGATTGTTCTTTCCTACATATTTCGAAGCTTGCCCAACATAACCTTTGCCATTAACTTTGTTTCGAATGAGATAGATTTCGCCCTTGGTTAGGTCCGCCATTGTAACTTGTTGTGAATAGCAGTGTAGCTATGTCTTTAAGTACATGACAATCACTAGTGATTGTTGCGGTTGTATCAAAACATATCTACAAACGGTCGACTCCGATAAATGGTTGATGCGTTTATAACAAAAGTAACTAATCTCTTTAGGGGGATCCTTATAACTCGGTTTTTCGTGATCGATTATAATGGTTTCGATCGTGAAACAATCATTACAATAACTCAGCCCGTCATTAACGAAAACGGTTCTATTGATAGATTCACAATTAGGGCAGGTATCGCATGATTGCTTTACGCTTTTTACATAGTTCGGATCTATTTGTTCCATGTACCTGTCCAAGAGCGATGCGCGATCTTCCTCCGTTTCCGGCACGATCGTCGTCGTCGATTCATCGCGCGGTTCGGAACCGTTCGAGAAATACTTTAGGATGCTATTTTTACCGACGAGAACGTTTTCTGCTTCACCGTTGCTGCCTTTTTCGATAATGTCATAATATTTGAAAATGATGTCCGCCGTATCCACCAAATAATTAAGCTCATCGGCACGTGCTTTTTCGATCTTCAGGTCGCGCTCGACTTTCGTCCTCCGGTAATTGAGATGCAAGTATCGGTCGATGTTGTCGTCAGTGATGGTGTCAATCGAACCGAGAGCACACAACTCACCAACAATTGCATCAAGCTCGTTTTCGATGTCTTTGATGCGCTTTGTTTGAAAAGAAAAAGATGCGAGCATCCGGTGATGTTGTGTATCCAACGTTTTGCTCGCAACCTTTTTCATGCATTCATAAAAACAACCGTTCGAAAACTTTTAAATGGAAGATTGCGTTCCGACCATATTTTTTTCTTACCATATAATATAAAATAACTTATAATGGGAGGAGGCCTGAAGGAGATGCATCGGGCTCAATAGTGTCGTGACAAAAAAGCACGAACACTAGTGGATGTATTTTTGCATCTGCGACAATATCAAAATGCGGGGACGCTCTAAGAGCCAGCGCCTACCAAAGGTAAGCATCGATGTTTACCCGGCCGAGACTACACTCGGGTATGGTTAAAATGGCGTTGGATGACGGGATACGAAATGATATCTCCGAAATGGGCAATTCGCAGCCAAGCCTGTTGCGCAAGCAACTGGAAGGTTCAGAGACTATAAGGTATTGGGTCGAAAGGCTTAAGATATAGTCCACTCCGCTTCGAAAGATGCGGTAGCAAGGAATGCAACTCGTCGCTTATGGCGCTCAAGACGTTTACCTAACCGGTAACCCTCAAATTACCTTCTTCAAGGTCAAATGTATACGGCTTTGAACAGTAGCTACCAAAAGTAGCCTGCTAGTGGTGAGATTAATCTCGCCGCGACACCGTCAAATTGCGAGAACCTCCTAAAAACGTAAGTGTACCAAGGTAATATGGAAACGTATTACTGGCGGAGATAAGAACTCCGGTATGGTAAAAATCACACGTATAACGAAGAAAGAAATTTCTTCTGCAATGGACAATTCGCAGCCAAGTCCTAAGGGTCGATATGCAAGACCTATGGATGCAGTTCAGAGACTAAATGTCGGTGGGCTTGAAAGAATTAGCACTTCTTAATGACAGCCTAAGTTATAGCCCATCCCTTGCCAAAGCTTTGGGAAATTGTGACGACTATGCGTATACCGTCGTCACACCAACTACTCTTCCGAGTCCATTGAGCAGACCTTCAACGGTAGCCCCGGCTTCGGCAAGAAGGTGACCTGCACCATCAGCCGCAACGGTGATCTTATCCAGCAGATGTATCTACGTGTCAAGCTGCCTGATGTGACTGGCGGCACCGGCGTTGGCTTCAGGTGGTTGGACTGGATCGGCCACATTCTGATCAAGAACGTCGAGATCGAGATCGGTGGACAGCGCATTAACAATATCAGTGCGCAAGAGTATCAAGCTCCTATGGTGCATTGTGCAGCCTAGGAAAACATTGATACTAGTAGCTTAAACACAAGCTGCGACGTTGTCAAATTGCGGGGACCCCCTAAAGCTTCAAGGATACCAAGGCCACCACGAAAGTGGTTGCTGGCAGAGAGTAGAACTCTGGTATGGTAAAAATTCCGAAGATGATGAAAGTTTCGAAGACTTTCTGAAATGGGCAATCCGCATCCAAAACCCTAAATCCATTAAGACCAAGGACATGGGTATGGTTCAACGACTAAATGACAACGGGTCCGAGGTGATTGGTCATCGCCAATGACGGCTCAAGATATAGTCTAGCCCCTGTGCCAAATAGGACGAAAGTCCGGGTATAAGCGTGACAAGCATTACGGCGAATGGCTCCACATCTGGAACGAGCTCACCCAGACTGCCGGCCATCAGCTAGGTTATGCCCACATGGTGGGTAACATTCCCTCTTTGACCGCCGTGAAGACCGCTGCTACCACCACCGGCGAGGTCCTGTACATTCCCCTACAGTTCTGGTTCAAC